GCCGTCGGGGGTGAGGGTTGCGGCCACACGGCTTCCTTTCCGTCAGTCCGTCGTCTTGTTGAGGTGATCGCTGCCGTGGTGAATCTGGAACGAGTGCGCCTCGTCCCACGGCCCGACCACGGAGTGGACGGTGCCGACGTACGCGTTGAGGGGCTTGCCGAGGCGCTGGGCGGCCAGGGCGCGGTGGTGACCGTCGATCACCTTGAGCTTGGGGTCGTGGGGGGTGTCGACGAGGATCGCGGGGTGCAGGGTCTCGCCGGCACGCAGTCGCTCCACGAAGCGGTCGACGGCGGCGTCCTCGTGGTGCGCCGCCCACCGAGCCTCGTTGCTGAAGTCGAGCAGGCTCGTGGGGACGTCGGTGGGGCCAACCCACCTCGCGTCGTCGACCCACGCGTAGCCCTCAGCGCTGAAGTTCCGACTCATCAGGGCCGCGACCTCGTCGGCGGTCGTCGGTCGCGTCCCATCCAGGTAGGTGTCTCGACCCAGCGCGCTGAGCACGAGCTGCAGGTCGTCACGGAGCTCGGCGCGAACCGAGGGGTTGTCGACCAGGTGAGCCGGGTCCCACCACGCGAGCGCCTCAACCTGGTCCCCGTCGGGGTCGTCGGGGTTGGTGACGCGGTCGCGGCCGTCGAAGATCGGGACGTCGGCCTCGGACGCAACCTCGTAGACGAAGCCCAGCCAGCGACCGCTCTCCGTTCCCCAGCCGGGAACGAACCGCCCGACGGGGAGGACGCAGCCGGTCTCCTCCTGCCACTCCCGAACCGCGGCGCTGCGCGGCTGCTCGCCGGGTTCCAGGCAGCCGCCGGGAAACTCCCACGTGCCGGCGGCGAGGTCGGGCGGCTCGGTGCCGACGAGGTCGGACACGCTCTGGTCACCGTAGGGCACGTCGTGGCTGATGGAGCCGTCGGCGTGGGACCACCAGTCACCGCTGTCCAGCCCCCACGCGAGCGGCAGACCGCAGGGGCAGTGCGTGGGACCAACCGCGCGCTGCAGCATGAGCACGCGACCGGTGTCGGCGGCGCGCACCGCGAGCCCGGCGGCGACGCAGGCGCCCTTGGTCGCGGTGCGACCCTCCCACCGGTCGCACACGTCGATCAGGTCGATTGAGCCCCACACGAGGTCGCACTCGTGGGTGTCGAGGTGGAACATCACGCAGGTGCCGCAGGATCGAGCGCGGCTCTCAGCAGGCCGGTAGTGAACCGACTCCTTGGACACCTTGACGCGCTTGCCGAGATCGCTCACGCTCGGCGCGCGGCCCCGGTCGTTCGCATCACCGGGAACGTCGCTGATCGCGGCCTGGCCGGTGCCGTGGCCACCCTGCGGCCAGTAGCCAGTGGGTCGCGCGTCGACGTCGGTTTGGTGGCCCTGGGTCAGGGGTACCCGGTCGTCGCGACCGCCGGAGGGGTGATGCGCTTGAGATCGGTCGGAGCCATCGTAGAAGCCACCCATGTAGCCATTGGGTGGCTGTGAGGTCCACCGTGGGGGCTCACCCCCGGCCGTGCCTCCCGGGACCCCACCGGGCACCTCGGTGCCGTCGCCCAGGTGCCGGACCGGGGATCGACCGCCGCCACCGGCCGCGTTGAGCGGCACGGCCGAGTCGATCCAGCTCTCCTGGCCGTTGAGGCTGACCACGCGGCGGGTCGCCTTGACCACGCGGATCGCGTCGTCGATCTCCAGGCCCTCAGCCAGGTGCTGGGCGATGCGAGCGAGCGCCGCCTGGTTGACGTTCCGCGGCACCCACGTGCTGACCTGCCGGCCCTTCTTGACGTGACGGCTCAAGGCCTCGAGCTCGCTGCTCACGGCCTTCGCGAGGGACGCCGCGTCCGCCTTCTTGGCGGGCGCGGCGGCCTGCGGCTTGGCCGCGGAGCGCGGCGACGTCTTCTGGTCGCCGGTCGCCGAGGCGTGACCCGGCGTCTCGGGGTGCTGCGGTGCCGCTGCCTGGGTCGGAACGTCGGCCTGGCCGGTGCTCTGGGTCTGGGCGGTACCGGTCGCGGTGACCGGCAGCTCCGGCTTCAAGCCCGACAGGGAGAGCTGGCCGGGGTCGCCGACACCGGGCTCGTCGGTCGTGCCGGCGGTGACCGCACCGAACGGCACGGGACCGTTCTTGCTGAGGAAGACGGGGCCGCTCGTCTCCGGCAGGCCCCACGGCTGCAGGTTGAGCTTGTCGCGGGCCTCGTCGACGCTGCGCAGCCCGTTCTCGACCTGCTTGATGAGCAGGTCGGTGATGAGGGCCTCGTCCTCCTCCGCCTCGAGGCCCTCGAAGACGAACTGCATGTCGTCCTGGCCACAGACGTACTCGAGGATGTTGTTGATGATGTCCGCGATGAACATGAGCGTCGGCTTGGTTGCCTTGCGCTCGCCCACGTTCTCGGCCATCTTCGCCATCTGGTGGGACGCGCCGGGCGACATCGACGTGCTGACCTTGGGGGCGATGCCCAGCTCCATGGGCATGATGTCGAACGCCATGCAGACCTGGGTCATGACGATCTCGTCGAACGCGTCGGCGAGCTGGACGCCGCGCTGCGGCTCCACCTTCGTCCCCGGCGGCAAAACGATGATCTTGTGGTGCCAGGCGGGGTCGCCGGCGAACGCGTTGAGCGCGTCCTGCAGCTCCCGAATCTGGTTCGGCGTCATGTTCTCGTCGCCGGGCGACATGTAGACGGCCGGGACGGTGCCCTCACGGAAGTAGTCGAGCTGGTAGCCCTGCTTCTGCAGCCCGGACAGGACGGGGATCATCGCGCGCTCGATGGGCGGGAAGCCGTACGGCGTCCACCGGCGAGGAACCATCGGCACGTACAGCAGCTGGTCGCCCCGGAACTGGCCGACCTCGCTGCCGCGGAGACCGCCGTCCTGGATGTCCATGTCCGTCAGCATTTTGATGAAGTCGCTGCGGGGGACGCCGTAGAGGTACTGCTGGTAGGCCGGTGCCGGTGGGGCCGGGTAGCCGCCGTGCATGTCGTAGAGCGGGCGGATGGTCGGGCCGCTGATCAGGTTCAGGCTGTCGAGGTCGCTGCCGAGCAGGCCCTTCCGCATGCCGCGGCCGCGCTTCGGCCGGAGGAACAGGGACAGGGCGTCGAACACGAACACCTCCTCGAGGAAGGCGTCGATGAACGTGCTCCAGCTGTAGTAGTCCGGGTCGGGCCGCTTGAAGAACTTCTTGGCCTTGGCGCGGCGCTCACCGAAGTCCTTGAACCACGCCTTGTCGCCGCGGTTTGCCTTGGCGGCCTCCTGCGTGGGCAGGATGTCCCACTCGAGGCCGCGGATCTCCGACTTGCGAAGCTGAATGCAGGCCCGGGCCACGGAGTAGAGGTCGGCGAGGGTCCGCAGGGTGCTGAAGCTGGCGAGCTTGAGGCCCTCCGAGCCGGGCGTGCCGACGGGGAGGTTCCACCCGACGCGGTACTCCTCGCGGCGAGGGTCGGCGCGGCCGGACGCGGGATCCGGCTCGTCGACCGGCACCGGCAAGATCGGGCTGAACGGCCCGAACGCGCCCTGCGTGAAGGTCGCGGTTGGCCGCGGCAGAAAGCCGGCGTAGGCGTTGGCGTAGCCGTGCTGGTCAGCCAGCTGCATCGCGAGCGGTGAGATCGCGCCGGTGCCCTGCGGCGGTGGCGTGGGTCGGGCGCCGCCGGGTGAGTACCGCGCGGCGCGCAGGATGGACCTAGTTGACGCCACCGGTGACCCCCGTCTCAGCCTCGGCCCAGAGCTCGCGCTGCAGCCGTCGCGCCGTGACCTTGACCTCGTTCTTGAGCGCCTTCGCGCTCGCGTACCCCAGCGCCCTCGCGATCTCGGCCCACGTGGCGCCCCGCTCCTGCGCGTCGTTGATCAGGCGCAGCTTGAGCATGAGCTCGTCACGTGGGGTCACGGGGCTCCTCTCACGAGCAGTAGGCGTAGAACGTGGGGCCGATCGCGGTGGGCGCGATGTAGGTGGTCGTTCCCACGGTTCCGGGCGTGCTCAACCCGGTGCTGCTGGTGCCGCCGAGCAGCGGCGTCGGCACGTTGGCGCCGGTGATGAACTGAGCTGAGGGGCTGAACGTGGGTGCGAGGACGCTCGGCCTCGTCCCGGAGAAGTTGAACATGAGCCCGATGTAGTGCTGACCCGTCGTACGAGACTGGTACTGGCTGGCGAGCGCGAGCTTGTACCACGTGTTCGCGGCGACCGGCGTCGTCAGCTGGTCCGCGGTCACGGCCCGCAGCTGATAGGACGAGTTGAGGATGCAGGCCCACCAGTTGAGGGGGCCGACGCCGGAGGTTGAGCCGGTGCAGAAGCCGATGTTGCTCAGGGTCATGCCGGCGGTGAGGGTGATCGACATGAGGTACAGGGTGGCGTTGTTGGGGGTGCTCGGCGCGCCGACCGTGTAGCGGTGGCAGGTCTCGGTGATCGCCCCCGGCGTCGGCGCGGACTGGTCGAGCGAGGGTGACTGCATCGTGTAGACGGCGCCGGTGCTGTCCTTGACGAACAGGCCGCCGCCGTACGCGAAGACCACGCTTCCATCCGGCGTGCCGGGCTGGGTCGGCAGGTTCGGCAGGTAGTGCTGCTGCGAGGTGAAGGCGGTGCCCGGCCGCACCTGGACGTCGTTGTCGAACCAGGTTCCCGACTTGATGAGCTGCGTGCCGGGAGGCGCGCTGCTGTCGGCTCCGCTCACGGTTCCTCGGTCTCCTCGCTGGGATCGTCGACGTCCTCGGGATAGACCACACGGCTCGCGTCCCAGGTCGGCCAGTACGTGAACTCGATGACGTCGCCGTCGCCGTTGAGCTTGCCGCTCGCGAGCCTGGGGCACGCGGGGGTTGAGGAGCCGGCGTGGATGCCGGCGCAGAAACGGCAGAGGCCGCCGTCGGCGGCGACCTTCTCGAGCTCCTCACGCTCCGCTCGGCTGATCGGCAGGCGAGGCTGACTGCCGAGCAGGCGCTGCGCGCTGCTGACCGCGGCGAGCGCGGCGAGGTCGAGCTGCGAGTGTGGTGAGGGGCTCGCGCCGGGCATCGTCATCAGTACGCCCCCACGAGGGGGATGAAGCCGGTGTTGGTGCCGACGCTGGTTGGGTTGAACGACGCCGGTAGACCAGACTGGCCGTTGAGGTAGAACGAACGACGGTTGCCGGCGTTGCTGACGCCGAGGCCGAGCCACGGGGCGTTGAGGTCGTTGGCGCCGAGGGCGTACGGCACGTTGACGCCCGTGAAACCACCGAGGATGTAGAGGATGTAGACGAAGCGGCCGGTTCCCTGCGCGGCGACCGTGGTGATGCCGCCGCTGGTCCAACCCGCGAGGTTCCACAGGTTGTTATCGTTGGGCGACACCTGCAGCTGCGTGCCGCTGTCGCTGTAGATGCCGAGCTGGTTGGGCACCGCGGAGGAGGAGTAGGTACCACCGGTCCGCACGGCCGCGACGAGCGTTGACAGCGCGGTGTTGGCCGGCACGTAACACCGCGCACCGAAGACGGTGCCGCTGGCGAGACCGGAGACGTTCTGGAACAGGGCCGGGTCATCGCTAGCCGTCAGGAGCCCGTAGCCGGAGATTGGGTACGTCGCACCGCCACCCGTTGCCGGCGCCCACTTCACGCCGGTCGCCTGCGCCGAGTCGGCGGTCAGGACGTACGTGTCGGTGCCGATCGGAAGGTGCACCGGGGCGCTCGCGCTCAGGGCGACGACGAGGTCACCCTTGGCCGTGAACGTGGTGTTTTGCAGCGCGTTGACGATGCGTGAGTCGTCGCCAGCCGCCACGGTGCCGGCCGTCGTGCCGACGTTGAGCACCGCCGCGCCACCCAGACCGAGGTTGGCTCGCGAGCCGCTGACGCTCGCGACGTCGGAGAGGTTGTTGGCCTTCTGGAGCGCGTTGACGATGCGCGAGTCATTGCCGGCGGCGGCGCTGCCGGAGGTGGTGCCCAGCTGGTAGTTCTGGTACCACACCGCGTTGTTCGCGGTGACGCTCTCGGCGACGAAGTACGCCGAGGTGCTGGTGTTGATCCAGATCGAGCCGATCGAGTAGCCCTGCGACGCGTCATCGGTGGTCGTTGGGTTGCGCGTTGCCGTGAAGTTGTTCTTCTGGCTGGTGAACTGCGTGGGCGCCGGCCAGACGCCGGCCGCCTTCGGCCCGTAGAACACCGACGGGTTTGAGGTGTCCAGGTAGAAGTCACCGTTGAAGCCGAGCGAGTTGGACGGCGCGCCGGTACCGGACAGCCAGCCGTTGCCGCGGGGGCCGGAGGTGCCGGCGGTCGTGATGGTGACGTTGACCACCCGTGGTCCTCCCTAGGGCTGCGCGACCGTGCGGCCGTAGAAGACGCCGGCGACGAGCGCCGTGGCGTCGCTCAGGTTGGGGTCCATCCAGAGCGTGTAGCTCGCACCGTACTCCGAGAGCAGGTTGGTCGCCGTGGGGGTCAGAACGACCTGCAGGGTCGACGTGCTGCTCGTGACGGTGATCGTGCCGGCGCTCGTGGAGGCGGTGCTGTTGACGAGGAAGACGGTTGCGCCGGACTGGTTGCTGCGAACGACAAGCTCAAACGTCTTGTTGGTGATATTCGTCAGGGAGCCGTCGTCGTTGGTGACCTGGTAGCTCTGCGCCCACTGCGAGCCGATGGGCGCGATGGCTTGGAAGAAGTTGGGCAGGGGAGCCGGTTGGGTCACGCGGCCTCCTCGATGCCGGCCCCGCAGTGCGGGCACTTGTCGCGGGCGACGCCGCCGCTGGTCTTGGTGAACGGCTTCTCGCACCGGTGACACTTGACGACGCCGTAGGCGTCGAGCCACGAGCCGCCGATGAGGTCCTTGAGGTCGTAGAACGCCCAGACGCAGGCGTCCATTCGGTCCGGGGACTCGGGGTCACCCGGCGCCCAGGTGCACATCTCGTCCTCGAGCTGGGGGAAGATCCCCACGTGGTGGATGCGGTGCTGCTCGTAGAGGGCGGAGACGGGCTCGGCGCGGGTGTTCTTGCCGCGGCTCGCCCGCACCGACCGGAACGACACGTTGTTGTCGACGGCGCGGAGGACTGTGCCGATGTAGTCACCGCCGTTGTTGACCTCGGCGACGATCCGGTCGGCCTCGAACTCGTGGTAGGCGTCCACGGCGCGGCGCATGCACTGCTGTGGGGTGCCGCGCATCGTGTAGTCGGCGAGGACGTAGCCGTTTCCCTCGCGGTCCGCGGCCGCGACGACGATGCCGGTGAGGTCGCTGGTCTCGCCGCTCGTGACGGAGGGGTCGACGCCAACGACGACGCGCACGAGGTCGAGGTTTTCGCGAGCCTCAACGGGTAGGCGGTCGTTCTCGAGCCACTCGCGCTTCCACAAGGCGTTGTCCCGATTCTCGAGGATCTCGGCGTCAAGCTCCTGCAGGCCGAGCTGCGTGCCGAGCATCGGGGCGATGACGTTGGCCTTGTAGCTGTCGCTGAGGTTCTCGAGGTTGTCGACGGTGCGGCCGCGGGTGACGATGACGTTGTCGCGCTGCATGAGCCCCGGCGTCGCGAGCTTCGTGTCGGAGACGCGAAGCAGAGCCACGGGGCGGGGCGTGGTGGCGACGACGATCCGACTCACGTAGTCGAGCGGCCAGTCGGGGCGGCGGGGAAGGCGGGTCGCGATGGTCAGGTTGGACCACGTGGTGTCGGCCGCGGTGCCCTTGTGAGCGTCGGCCCAGAAGCAGGACTCGTCGCCCCACCCGAAGTGAAACTGCGGGCCGCGGAGCTGCCAGGGCTTCTCCGCGGAGTACGTGAAGAACTTGCTGCCGTTCTCGAGATAGAGCTCACCGAGGGAGCGGTTCCACGCGCCGTTGATCTTGCCGCCGCGGAGCTCGGTCTGCTTGAAGCAGTTGAGCAGCCCCGAGTCGCCCTCGATCATGGTGTCTCGGGTGTCACCGATGGTGCGGGCGACGAGCGCGATGCGGCAGCCGGGGTATCGCCGGGCCTTCTCCGCCATGAGCTCGGCGGCGGTGCGGGACTTGCCCCAGCCACGGCCGGCGAGGATCAGCCAGACGAACCAGTTTCCCTCGGGCTCGAGCTGGTCGGGTCGGGCGGTCTCGCGCCAGGTGCGCTTGTGACCGTCACCGTTGTCGATGTCGGTCTTCTTCTGCTGCAGCTCGCGGAGGCGGCGCAGCTTGTCGAGCTTGACCTCCAGGAGGGTGTCGACCACGGCGCTCACCCCCGCTGTTTACAATTGTGTGTCAGCGTGATACGATCGCGGTAGGAACCGCGGAAGGAGCGAACGATGAACGACTTTCACACCCGAACGAGCTGCGAGGTGTTCGGTCACACGTACCAGTTCGACAACGATGACGAGGTCTTCGACAGCTGCCTGGACTGCGGTGAAGAGCGCGAGCCTGAGGACTAGGTCAGGTTGATCCGCTTGGCCTCCGCGAGCTCCGCCTCGAGCTTCGCGATCTCCGCGTCGACGCTGTCGACGGTGAGGATCTCGGCCTTCGTGGGCGCGTCGAGCCCGAGGAGCCGCGCGCGCCGTTCCTTGATCTTGAGGATGCGGTCGACGATCTCCATCAGGAGGCGCTTGTCCGGGACCGCGAACCCCTCCTCGTCAACGATGATCCGACCCTGCTGCACGAGGCGGGGGTTGGCCTGCAGCTCGCGCCAGCAGATCGCCTCGAGCTCGTCGTAGCTCTGCAGCTCGAGCGCCCGGGTCTCATCCGCGGCGAACCGCACGGCGCGAGCCATGGCTCGCTTGACCGCGGCGCCGGCGCGGTCCGGTGAGGGACCGCTCTCTCGCTTGCCGTCGACCCACAGCTCGAGCCGTACCGCGATCTGCTCAAGGGACCAACCGAGCGCCTTGAGGCGTGCGGCCTCGGAGTCACGGGCGCGGCCGTAGCTGTCGACGGGGCCGATGGGCAGGGGGACCAGGAGCTGGTCGTCACCGTTGCGGTCGCTCACCGGGCCTCCTCGTTGGTCGTTCAGTTGACACAGGACAGCCCCACCTCTCGGGGGTGGAGAGGTGGGGCTGTCCCGTTGAGCCGTCGCGATCCTTAGCCGCGACGGCCGCAGACCGGCCAGGCGCCGATACCCTGACCGACGAGAACCTTCTCCGCGATCGCGATCTGCTGCTCGCGAGTGGCGAGGTCGGCGCGGGACGCGTAGGCGCCGCCGCCGTAGCCGAGCCACGTGCTGTACGTGAACTGCAGGCCGCCGTAGAAGCCATTGCCGGTGTTGATGTGCCAGTTGCCGCCGGCCTCGCAGGCCGCGATGGCGTCCCAGTTGATGCCGGTGTGCGCGCTGGGAGCGGGCGCGGAGCTGGCGGTCGACACCGGTCGGCTCGCGACGGTGGGCTGCGTCGTCGCCTGCTGTGACCGGTGAGCCGGGGCGGGCGGCACCGGGGTGCCCGGCGGTGGGATGGTCAGGTCGAGGTCGACCTGGAGCAGGTCGGGGTCGGTCAGGGTCGCCTGGTTGGCCTGCCAGATGGCGGGCCACGCGGCGGGGTCACCGAGCAGGTCCCGAGCGAGGGAGCTGAGGGTGTCACCCGACTGAACCACGTGGTGCGTTGGCTGCGGGGGCGAGACCTCGTGCGGAATGACCCGCACGTGGTTCAGGTCCTCAATGATGGTGATCGTCCGTTCCGGTTCCGGGTTCCGAGCGGTCGCGCTCGCCGTGGGGGCGAGCGCGGCTGTTGAGATCGCGGCGACGGCGATCGCGCCAACCGCGTTGAGGGTCTTCCCGAGGGAAGAGGCAGACATTCGGTCTCCTAGGTTGAGGCGTCACCCGCGGACGTCGCCATCGACGCGCTGGGGTGCTGACCGCAACCACCGGCTTCCGTGTCTCGTGAGACAGGTCACCTCTTGGCGATAGTATACCTCGTCACAACGGACGTTGCCATCAACCGGTGCTTGCGGTCCAAAACCTACCAACCATTGAAGATCAAGTAAACAGTTGAGGTACGATTAATATCAAATCAGTCCGCGACGCCCGTGAGGGCTGCGATCTTGTCGTACGCCTCGATCAGGTTCTCAGCCAGGTAGACCCGGATGTGTCGCCGCCTCGACCCGTTGTGGCGCTTCCCCGCTGGCTCCAGTCCTGCCAGGTGGATCAGGTTCCGAACCTGGCCCTCGGTGAGCCTCGGCGGCCCGAGCAGGCTGGCCGCGTCGAACACCGACCAGTATCTGGGATCGAGCAGGGGAACGACCTCGAGGTCCCTGGAGGACCAGCCGCGTCGCGGCTGGCTGGTCTTGTCTTCATCACTCACGATGCGATCCCTACGTTGACGTCGTCGATGGTGGGCGGCGGAAGCCCAACGCTGCCGTCACGCCAGGCGAGAACCCAACCTTGGATGACCGGCGAGTAGTCCATGCGCGCGACCGGGCGGCGGTCGTCGCCGTCGCGGCAACCCGGGTTGACGCACCGGACCTCACCGCGGCTGGACCAGAAGCGCAGGGTGAGCTGGCCGCAGTAGGGGCACCGTGCCTCCGCCTGGCCGACGTTTCGGGGAAGCCGTTGAGGCAGGTCCCGCTCGCCGAGGACGATGAGGGAGCGCGCGCACCAGCCGCCCAGCTCACGGGCCGGCTCGAAGAGCCAGTCGTCGTGGATGGCCTCGGCGAGGCTCACGATCGCTCGCAGGGCGAAGATCGTGTTCGCGTCGTCCCCACCGCGCCGCAGCCAGCTCATGCCAGCGAGGTCGCGCAGGTCGTTCTCGAGGTAACGCGCCGTCGCGTGGATCTCGAGAACGAGGTGGGCGACGGGGGCGTTCCACGGTGGCTGCGAGTGGTCGATCCGACCGGTGCGACCGCGGCCGCCGAGGCGGCTCGTGGGCGTCGCGATGATCGCGTCGAGGCGGTCGACGAGGGTGACGGCGTCGGTGACCGCGGCGCTCAGCCGCTCCCGAACGGTCGATCTTACGGGCTCCACCATGGTGCGATAGTATCATCGCACTGGTTTTCTCAGCTGAGATCAACGTTACCGTTCGATACCTGACCCTGGACACGACGATGGGGCCGGGTTGACCCGACCCCACCGTCTCTACGCTGAGACCATCATACCACTAGTTGAGGTTTCCCTACCAGCGGCTCGCTCGCCGCAGCAGCCAGAGCCAGAACCCCAACCGACGGTGTCGACCGCGGCGGTGTCGTCGTCGCAGGGGCGGCAGGACCTGGCACTTCGGGAACGTGCAGCCACCGGCGCACCAGGTGGAGCACCGGGGGTTCACCCCTCCCACGGCCACCGCCCCGCCTGCCGGGCCTCGAGGGTCGGGATCAGGCCGAACGTCGCGTCGGTCAGGCCGCCGAGCTCGTAGCGGTTGGTGCCCGGCTGCGTCGGCAGCGCGGACGCCGTGTAGGCGGCGACGTTGAAGGCGTAGATCGGCACGCCGCGGGGCGCCGAGGCGTCGACGTCACCGATGTGGTAGCCGTGCATGACGTTGCCGAACGTCTGCAGGTCGGTGAGGATGATGACCCGTCGGTGGTCGTCCCGCAGGGTCTCGCTCACGGCCCGGGCGATCTCGGTGCCGCCGCCGACGCTGCCGAGGCTCTTCCGGAACGTCTCCACCGACCGCAGCAGGCTCGTGCCGCGGTCGACGCCGGTGACGTGGAACTGCCGGTTCGCGAAGCCCCACAGGTCGACGCCGGCGGGGTTCCGGATCTTCAGGGCGAGCCCAAAGATCGCGGCCGCGGTCGCGTAGTCCATCTTCGACTTGCTGGACAGCTCGCCGTAGGTCATCGAGCCGGAGGTGTCGACGAGCACGAGCGTCCGCCCGTCGAGGATCGGCACGTTCGCGAGCGAGTGGCTCAGGGCCTGCTCCAGGGCGTGACCCCACCGCAGGGACTGCACCTCCCGGTAGGCGGACCAGAACCGGAACGGCAGCTGCCGGCTCCGCTTGACCTGCTCCGGGTCGGCGAGCCGCGTGATCAGCGGCCCGGCCACGGAGTCCGGGACCCCGGCCTCGTCGAGGTTGCGAAGGTTCCGCAGCAGGGCCATGTAGCCCATCGTCGGCGCGGCGAGCTGCCAGATCTCGGCGTTGGTGATCGGTTCAACCCTGGTCGGCTTCTCACCGAGCCACGGCTTGAGCCACTCCCACTGCCCGACCATCGCACCCTGGATCAGGTCCAGGGAGACCTGGTTGCCTCGCAGGGCACCCCAGGCGAGCTCGTGCCGCTCGTCGGGCGCGTACCGCGACAGGGTGTGCCGCAGGTGGACCTTGGTCAGGGACTCCGGCGGCTCCGCGTCGTCGCGACCCTGCCGCGCTGTGATCGCCCACCGGAACAGGTCGTCCTGCCACGAGCGCTCGGCACCGGGAACGCGGACGTTCGCGTGGGTCAGCTCGAGCACGTCACCGAACCGGACGGCCTTGGCCTCACCGTCGTAGCGCAGGAACGCGGCCTCGTCGTAGAGGCGGGTGACGGCGTCGGCGACGCCGCGCTTGACCGGCTTCGGCAGCCGGAGCTGCGTGGTGCCGTCGTCGCGGATGACGCCCCAGCGGTGCTTCCAGTAGGCGAGCAGCTCGCCGGGCTCGTCCGCGCGCTGCAGGACGGACGTGATGAGCTCGCGGTTGCCGTCACCGACCTTGCCGGCAGCGAGCCGCGCGTGCACGGCCTCCGCGGCGAGCAGCAGGGACGCGGTGCGGATGTTGCCCGGGCCGCGCAGCCAGGAGAGGAAGGCGCGCACCCACGGCCACGTCTCGTCGTCGGTTGCGAGGCCGCGCACGAGCTCGCGGAGCCGGTCCGTGCCCTCGTCCGCGGTCTCGTAGAACGCCTTCTCGCCGGCGAACCGCGTGGTCGCGCGGAGGAACAGCTCCGATCGAGCGTCGCGCGTGTAGCCCGGGGCGCCCTCGTGGGTCACGGTGTCGGGGGTCGAGCTGACCGTCCGCAGCGGGCCGCCGGGGGCGACGCGTCGCGGTTGGGTCGCTGCCTTGTTGAATCCTGCCACGTTCCTGACTCCTCTTCCTCGTTGGTCAAACAGCACGAGACCCTCAGCTCGACAGGGAATGAGCTGAGGGTCTCGTGGTGGTGTGGTTCACCCCGTCACGGGTCAACCACGGTGCTCGTCACGGCGACTGATTGGACGAGGTCACGCCGTTGCGGGGACGGGATTTGAACCCGCGACCTGTGGGTTATGAGCCCAACGCGCTACCGAGCTGCGCCACCCCGCTAGGGCTTCGTGAGCTGGACCGGGACGAGACCTGAGGTTGACGATCGGCGATGAGGCGCAACCAATTTGCGAAGTAGCCGGTCGTCAGCGCACCGTCCCGGTCGCTCACGAGGTTCACCACGAGACCGGAGGTTGGCTGACGGACCGTCGCTACCGATTAAGAGTCGATTGAAGTATCCGTCGGCCTTCGCACCGTGGTGAAGATCATGTAGTTGTGGGTCGTCGCGAGACCGAGGCCGCTCACGGTTGATTCAGTAACGTGCTACCGATTACACTACAGCCCGAGGGGCCGACGGGACTCGAACCCGTACCTCAACCTTACGAGGGTTGTATTGAAGTAGCCGCTCGCTTCGCACCGCGACGATGAAGTTGTGGCTCACCTCGAGACCGAAGCGCCGATCGGGGTATGCCGCTTGGCCGCTGCGGCTAACGACCGGGATTGAGACCGGTCGATGGGATTCGAACCCACGATTCCACCAGGAAGTACCCGCTCAGCTTCGCACCGAGGTGAAGTTGTCGTGAGGGGTTGCCCTCTCACTCGTGGCTACCGCTGGGTTCGAACCAGCGACCTCCCCGGTTTCAACGGGGCGCTCTCCCAGCCTGAGCTAGGCAGCCAGGTGCACGATACGGGGTCATCCCCCGCTTGAGCTCGTCTCATGGCCGAGCCCTTTCAGCGGTACAGGAACTCGAGTACTTGTCAGCTGAAGGTTCGCCGTCGTGCCGGCACCCCGTACCCCACGCCGGGATTGAACCGGCGCCAGCCGCTTGAGGGGCGGCCGTGCTACCACTACACCAGTGGGGCGTGCGTTGATGTTGCTAAGCTGAATAGTACCACCAGGTGGGAATTGAACCCCGACCGCCCGTACGTTGCGGCTCCATCCAGGAGGGAATTGAACCCCGACATCAGCTAGTTCAACATCAACTTGCGACGGCGTACGACCGTCACCGCGCCGGAGACGGGGATTGAACCCGCGACCTCTCCCTCGACAGGGGAGCGCTCTTCCATTGAGCTACTCTGGCTTGACCTCACCGAGACCGAGTGATCGCTCCCGGTTCCTATTGACTCATGCTCTGCCAACTGAGCTACCGACTGCCTAGGCCGAAGGACGGGATTCGAACCCGTGACCCTGAGTTCCGCTGAAGTATCCGAGTGCGTTCGCACCGGTGAGGCTCGTGCTGATCGCTTGTTGAGCCGGCGAGCGTCGGGGGGTCTTAAACCCGCCGGTTGAACTGGCGATGGTGAAACCGTACCATCCGTCGTCGAGCGCTGTCCAGGGCTATTCTCAACAACTTTTACTGTTTACAAGCGACCCTCAGCGTGGTACGGTTTCACCAGTCAAGGCGACCGAGCGAGGAGCGAGAGCGTGAACGAGGGCAGTGAGGTCTACCTGAGAACCGACGCGAGGCGTCGGACCATGGGCATCATCGTCAAGGACCTGGGCGGCAAGCCGGGCAAGCGTCGGTTCACGGTCGCGTGGATCGGCACCGGCGGCAAGCCCACCGATCACCTGGAAGCGGACCTCGTCGAGGTTCCGAGCGCGATCAACACCGTGACCGGCAACGTTGCCGGCAACGTCATCCAGACGAGCACCTTCAACGGCTCCATCACCTTCAACCAGCGCGGCTGAACGACGTCAACCGAGTGGAACAGGAATGAGGAACCATGAGCGATGACCAACTGAGGCTCGGCACCCGCATCAGGGTCAATGACACAAACCGTCTCGAGAGCCTGCACGGTCTCAAGGGAACGATCGTCGCCACGCAGCCTGGTGGCTCGTACCTCGCGTGGATCGACGAGGAGGCTGAGGTGTTCGACTTCAACCGAGGCGAGATCGACGTCCACGTCGAGCCGACGGTCGTGCGGATCCGGAGTCGCGAGCGGCTGCTCGAGCTGAAGGCTCAGCTGGACGTCCGGGACGACTGGCACGAGCCGAGCGAGCGGCTCGTGACCGCCGAGGTTCGAGGCAAGTGCTTCGACAACGCCGGCACTTGGGGCCGGAGCGACCTTCGTGGGAAGAGCCACGAGGAGGTGCACGTCGTGCTTCGTCAGGACGGCGACGAGGTCGCGATCGTCAACCTCGCGACCCTGTTCGCGTTCGCGACGGGCTACGAGGGATGAGGCGCGGCGTCGCGATCCTGGACTGCGGCCGGAAGGCCGTGACGGTCACGTCGACCGGCGGCGTCTACGAGGGAACCTGGTCGGGGGCCTTCTCCCGGGACAAGGCGATCAACCTGATCGCGAGCGCCGGCTGGCGCGAGGCTCCCGGTGAGGACTGGACGGTGTCACCGGCGGACAACGGGTTCAGCCTCAACGTGATCCACGACCCGGTCTCGGTCGCGGTTCGGCGAGGTCGGTGAGGAAGAGGGGAGGTTGGGGCGCGCGCTCTGACCTCCCCTCTCGCCGTCGAGAAGCAGAGCGATGATCATCGTCAGGAAGACGACCAGCATCGTCAGCACCCACTCAACCGCGCCCACCCGACACGTCCCCCGCTCGTTCCAGCTTCCTCAACCGTGATCAAGCTTAGCGGGTGGCTGGGGCTCAATCACCACCGGGGCTTGGACCGCACCCGGTTGACCTCCTGAAGGACGGCGAGCGGCTGGGTGAGGTCCCGACTGGTGTCGAGGAGGTCCTGCCAGCAGCCGGCGCCGAACCCCACCGCGACCGCGTTCAGCAGGCTGATCCGTCGCTCCTCATCGAGGTGGACCCACTCGACGTGCGACTTGTCGGGGTCGTAGACGACGTTCACGGCTCCCGAGTCGCCGATGGAGATCTCGACGTCGTGCCGCTCGTCGACAACCGTCTCGACGTGGTACTCCTGAAGGAGCTCGTGGTCGAGGAGACCGTCGCTCACGTGGGTGATCCGGTAGGGCAGCTGCTCGGGGTCGGTCGCGCTGGCGCAGACGATGAGGAACCCCACGTCGCGCTGGTCGCTCTCGACGTTGACCGCGACCGCGAGGTGCGGCGCGCCCATGAGGTGGCTCACCTCGGTCGCGGGAACGGTCACGACCGCGGTGAGGTCACCCGCGTCGTCGAGGCTGAGGGCGGCATCGCCCACGAGCTCGTCCCACAGGGTCTTGACGGGAACGGACGGCTGGGGGATCGCGACGCCGCCGGCGAGGTTGGCCGTGCGGTCGGCGTGCTCACCCCGCAGGGCGACACCGCGAAGGGTCAGGTAGTCTTTCTCGGTCATGCGAGCCTCACGTGAATGTCGGCATCGGGGTCGCAGTGGTAGGCGGCGCAGATGCGGTGGTAGCCCTCGACGATGGTCGGTGGTCGGCCGCGGAGAACGAGCACGGGGCTGAGCTTGACGCCGTTGGCGATTCGACTGAGCTCGCCGGTGACGTGTGGGTCCTCACGCTTGAGGATCGGCAGGTTCGCGGCGCGCAGCAGGTCCACGGTCTTCCACGTGCGCGTTGCGGTGGTCTCCTGGAAGTGGTCCAGGACGAGCGCGGCGACGTCGTCGTCGAGCAACAGCGCGAGAAACTTCCTCGCCGCGAGCGTCGCATCCTTGCTGGGCTCGCCTCGCCAGCGAGGGAGCCGGGAGGTGAGGGGGTCAGGGACCCGCCGCGCGGTCCGGCTCTCGCGCTTAACCACGGTTTCGTCGCTCGCCGAGCTCAACGAGGTAGGTGATCGCCTGTCGCTCCGTCCAGCCGCCCTTCATCAGGGCCGTGAGGATCTCGTGCATCGCGATCGCGTCCGACACCAGCTTCGACACCTCACCAGTCTCGAAGCCACTGAGGTCGTCCGGGATCTCATCGCGGTTCTCAGGCACCAGCCGCCTCCCTCGCGGGTCGCCGACGGCCCTTGCCGCGGTTGGGGTAGGCGGTGAGGACGTCCGCGTTGAAGAGGTCGCGGGGCTCGACGTTGAGGAGCGCGCAGGCGCGGGTCACGAGGGACTCCGCCGGCAGGCAGCCGCCGTAGGCCCACGCGATGTAGTTCCCCTGGTTGAAGCCGTCGACGGGCAGGTTGAGCGCGTTGGCTTCCTCCGTGAAGCGGCGCGCGGTGTAGCCGCGGTCGCGCACGAGCTCGCGGATCGGCTGCCAGCCCCACTTCGTGCGGTTCGGGTTGGGCGCGCGGTGACCGGTGCGGTGCGGTGAGAGCTCGGTCTCCACCCACGCGACGAACCGGGAACGCTCGGGGTCACCGTTGAGGCTCGCGAGCTGGCGGACGCCATCGGTGGTCAGCAGCACGGAGCGCTCGAGGTTGCCGCCGTCATAGATGGCGAGCTCGACCCGCTCCTCGGTGCTGACGGTGTCGAGCTCCTCGGTGGTCGCGCCGATCGCGAGGCAGGCGTCGATCGCGTGAACGAGAACCCGTCCCGAGCTCTCGTTCGACGGGTCGACAGCGACGTACCGCACGGACAGCAGGTTGAGGGGGTAGTTGGCGGTGAGGCTGGTGGGCGGTGGCTGAGACATCTCGTCATTCATGGTGGTACCCTACCAGTGATGCGAGGTTGATGACAACGGTGTTCATCCAAGTTTGTTGTTTACATCTCACCCCACGGGTGGTACGGTACTTCCAGGAACGAGGAACCACGGAAGGGAGCCCCAGGTGAGCAACAGGGCAGAGCGCACCCGCCTCCGGAAGCTGCGACGGCTCCAGGAGCAGGCCAACCGCCGCGCGAACCGCACGCACCGGCTGACCCACAGCGGCCGCCCGCAGGCGGCGCGGATCTGGCTCGAGGAGGTCGGCGTCTCCAGCGAGACCGCGAAGCGGTTCGCGTCGGCGTTCTCGCTCGGCGTTCAGCCGACCGAGATCGGCACGACCGAGATCAAGACGCACCCTCACTCCCGCTTCACCAAGACCGTGCCGGTGAAGAGGTACGATCGCACCACGTTTCTCGCGCGGCTGCGCCAGTACCGACCCAAGGACCCGACCGCGGCGAGCGAGTTCGACCGCGCCGCAGCCGCCTACTAGATAAGGAGCGTCGACGATGCCGACCGCGCTGAGCGCCAAGCTGAAGAAGCTGAAGGCCGACGGGATGTCCCGGGTGGGACGCCGCCGGGGAACGAAGAGCGTGCGCCACGGGCGCACCAAGGTCAACGCGAAGAAGCGCTGACGTGAGCCAGAACGCGAGCGCCGACCTCGTGTTCGGGGTGCCGCTCGGCGGCAGCGACGAGGGCTGGCTGCTGACCGGGCCCAAGGACCGGTGGGGTGAGGTTCGGCTCGAGGCCGAGCACCTGCCGTGGCTCACCCCCGCCGAGACTGAGGAGTTCGACGACCTCGGCTACGGCGAGATCCTCGAGCTCGGTCTCGCGCACCTCGCGACCCTGACGAGCCCCACCTCCGGGGACCCGCTGAGCCTGGGTCTCACGGTTCACTACCACGGCTACGAGCTCAACTCGTTCGCCCTCGTGCTCCGGGAACCGCAGTACAACGTGTCGTGGGGCGGCACGACCCACGTCGACTACCAGCTGCTTCGGGACACGAGGCACCTCGGCGCCCACCACCTGCTGTTCGCGGAGGCCTTCGCGGCCCTCAACCTCCAGCCCGAGGACCCCGAGCCGCGGTGGTTCATGACCTGCGAGTACTGCTAGGAGGCAGCGTGCCCCGACCCCGCCACCACGCCGTGCGCCACACCGAGCTTCCCGCCTGGTGGCGAAAGGCGAGCCGGGTGAAGACCGACTACGAGGTTCAGGTGGAGCCACCCGACGGCCCCTGGCGCCCGGTCAAGCGCAAGCAACACGACCGGGATCACGGGATCGTGCTGTTCACGTTCGAGGACGACACGCAGCTGCGCGTCGCCAGCGAGGACAAGATCATGGCTCGGCGCATCGCGCCCGAGACCGCACCCGAGGAAGGACCCGAGGAATGAAGCTGACCCGCCGCCAGCGCACGCTGGCGATTCTGACCGCGGTGGGCGTCCTGCCCATCGCCCTGATGGCTGACTCGTGCGGCTCGAGCACCGCGCAGAACAAGTCTCAGGCTGTCATCGACCAGGCGTCCCAGGCCGCGCAGGACGCGGTGCCGTACCCGCTGGACGCGATGAAGCGCAGCGGTTGGACCGAGCGCAAGCTGCTCACCGAGAACCTGCTGCGCGAGACCGACCCGAACGCCATCCACTACGTCTACTGGCTGACCATGGACGGCCGGCTGATCGCTCAGTACACGATCAAGGGCAAGGTCTTCGACCCGAACTCGCAGCTGACCAACACGCAGTCGATCACCTACGCGACGACCAGCTCCACGCCCGAGGTCGTGGACGCCCCCGGCGACAACGGCACGTGGGGTCCCGAGCCGTTCTGCTACGGCTTCTTCCTGACCTCCGGCGCGGAGAAGAAGCTGCCGTGCCAGGGGCTCGTCGAGGACTCGGACACGCCCGAGACCTTCAGCACCCCGCCGATCCTGACCTACGACGTCAACCAGAAGTCGCCGATCGACAAGGGCAACCTGGCTGGGATGGGTGGTCACTGATGAACGACGACTTCGCCGAGCGGCACCCGGTCGCGTACGTGCTGACGTGGGTGTTCAGCATCATCTTCGTCGTGTTCGTGATCGCCGCGGTGATCATGGGCATCAAGACCAGCTTCTCGTACTGGTGGGGCCAGCAGGGCGCGCAGCAGGAGAAGAACTCGTCGTCGAACTGGACGTCGGCGCAGGTCTCGTTCCACCGACAGGCGAACGACTACGACGGCTACCTCAAGAAGATCGCGCAGGCCAGGCAGGCCCTCGCCGACTTCGACAAGCTGCACCCGAACCTCGCCGGCGAGGACGGCCTCGTGGGGATGCAGGACACGCAGGCGCGGCAGTCCCTGACGGTCAACCTCGCCGGCGTCCAGCAGCAGTGCGTCAACGTCGTGAACGACTACAACACGGCGTCGGAGGGCTACCTGACCGCGGACTGGAAGGACGCCGACCTGCCGTCCCGGCTCGACGCGAGCGCCTGCGGCTGAGGGAGGTTGACGTGCCTGATCAGCTGCGATTCGTGTCGGTGCAGCCGAACACGTGGACGGCGGTGACGGAGGTGGGCGTCGAGGTGATGCACGACAGCTCCCAGATCGAGAACGCCCACGTGCTCTACGACTCCCTTCACCTTCCCACGACGCTGACCCGAGAGGGGCACCGAACGCCCTCCTGGTACGTCCGGGCGGTGGGGTCGTGAGCCCCTGGAAGTGGTGCCTGCGGCGAATGAAGCGGATCGCGGCAGCCCTTCGTGCGAACCAACGAGAAGCTGACCAGTCAGAACGACACCCTCCGGTTGAAGCTGATCGACCTGGGGATCGACCCCAACGAGGTTGACGACCCCGACGACCGAGAGAGACCGATCTAGACACCTACCACGACGAGGGGCGGGCCCGAGCGGCCCGCCCCTCGCTGTATTTCTGCAAGTTGATGTGATATTGTAAACTCCTATCGGAACGGAAGCGAGGAAGGAGAGAACCCGTGAACCTGTCCGACCTGGAGGCCATCCTGGGCGTCCTCAACCCGTGGCTGATCGGCCTCGCGTACGGCGCGCTGGGACTGCTCGCGCTGTGGTTCATCCGCTCCACGGTGAGGTCGATCGCGGCGTGGACGCACCGTGCGCGCTCGGTCGATACCGCGGTCGCCGGCACCCGGGTGTTCTACGTCGCGGCCCTCGCCGGCATGCTCGTGTCCCTGAACACGAGCTGGAACTACTTCGGCTCGGTGCTCGGCGTGATTGACGTCGTGGAGCGCGGCGTCATGTTCTTCGTGCTCGAGCTCGCGCAGGTTGCCTGCGGCTGGGGGATGCGTTCCTCCATCCGCGAGCACGGCAAGCCCGGCCCGGCTCGACTGATCGCGTGGTTCCTCTGCGCGATCTCCGCGTACATGGCGTGGAGCCTGAGCGGCGTCTGGGTCGGCGTCGCGCGAGTGGTGCTCGGACCCGTCCTGAGCCTCGTGATGCTTCACCTCGCCCTGGGCATCGAGATCCGCAGCCTGCGGGTCAAGACCGACTCAGTCTGGGTCCGCGTCGCTCGGGAGCTGCGGGAGCGCCTGCTCGCGTTCCTGGGGCTGAGCGACGAGGAGCGCGACGCGAGGACGATCGCTCGTCAGCGAGCCCTCCTGAAGGCGACCCGCATCCGCATGACCGGTGACGGCTCGGAGCGGTCGCAGCGACGCTTCATCGAGCAGCTCGCGCGCGCGGACGTCGCGAACGACGCCGAGGCGCTCGAGAGCTTCGTCAACTCGATGAAGCTCGCGGCGAACGCGAGCGCGGTGTTTGACCTGCGGTACCCGATGCCATTTCAGGTGCCACCTGATGGTGCCAACGAGGTGGACGTGGCATCTGACACTGACACCGAGGAAGTGACACCCACCGAGGTTGGCACCGAGGAAGTGGCACCTGACACCTGGTTATCGGGTGACACTGACACTGACACTGACACTGACACTGACACTGACACTGACACTGACACTGACACTGACACTGACACTGACACTGACACTGACACTGACAAAGCGCCAACAGCACCGGTGTCACTGGCACCTCGAAGTGGCAGGGCTCAGGCTGAGGTCGACACCATCCTCGAGCTGATTCGAGACCAGGGCGTGGACGTGATCTCCATCGAGGTCGTCAAGACGAAGCTTGGTCTCAAGCACTCAACCGCGGCGCGTCGCCTTCGCGCCGCGAGGGATCAGCTGGCATCCTGACACCGGGTGCCACCTGCCAC